GCGCGCTGGCTTGATACGTTCAAAGAGGCCGAGGCGCTGCGGGCTGAGAATGCTGCATTGCGTGAATCCAGCCAGGACGTGCGGTCGCTGGTGGAGGCGCTAGAAGAGTGCGCCGCGTCTCTCGCGTGGAACTGCTTCGGAGAGTGTCGAGCTATACACGCGGGGCCAATCATGCCAGCAGCCAAAGCATTAGATACGGCCCGCGCCGCCCTCGACGCCCACCGCCAGGCCTGACCCACTCCACCCATCCCCTTTTCTATCTGCCTACAACGTAGGGCGGGAGGATTTGCTGTGTCCGCTATTCAAGCGCAGCCGCTCGACCGGCCGCGACAGCCAGCTATTGCCCCTCGATTCATCCGCGCCAAGGACGCACCGCCCTACCTGGGCATGTGCCGTGACGAGTTCAACCGCACCGTCAGACCGCACGTCCGCGAGTTTCCCATCGGAACACGCGGCATCGGCTTTGACCGGCAAGAGCTTGACGACTGGGCAGACCAGTACATCGAGCAAGCCGCGATTGCCAAACAGCCAGCCTCGGAAAACAATCAGGGCGCAGCGAGCGCCAAGGAGAAGAATAAATGGCGCGAAAAACCATCACGGGCCTCTCCCAGAGGAACGGGGTCTGGCACATCGACAAGAGGGTCAACGGCGAAAGAATTTACGAGAGCACTGGAACTGGTGACCGGGCGGAAGCCGAAAAGTACCTGATTCACCGCCTGGAGAGACTCCGGCAGGAGAAGGTGTACGGCGTCAGGAGGGTGCGCATTTGGCGGGAAGCAGCCACCCGCTACCTGCTGGAGAACAAGGACCAGCCGTCAATCGATATGACGGCCAGGGTGTTCAGGCAGCTGGATGACTATATCGGGGAAGTGCCGCTGACCCACATCGACGACGAGACGCTGGAGCCTTTCATTCGGCAGCGCCTCGATGTCGACGGGGTTTCTCACAGGACGGTGAACATCGCCCTGGAGCGGGTTATCAGGGCATTGAATCTATGCGCACGGAAGTGGCGGGACGAGGATAAGCGGCCATGGCTGGATACCGTGCCGCTGATCGCCAAGCTGGACGAGCGGAAAAACGGCAGGAAACCATACCCGTTGTCGTGGGAGGAGCAGAGTCTGCTGTTTGCCGAATTGCCCGACCACCTGCGCAGGATGGCTCTGTACAAGGTGAATGTCGGGTGCAGGGAGCAAGAGGTCTGCAAGTTGCGGTGGGATTGGGAAATCAAGGTGCCTGAGATTGGCGCCAGCGTGTTCCTGATCCCCGCAGAGTTCGGCGGGCGCGGAGCGAAGTCTGGTGTGAAGAACCGGGACGAGAGGCTGGTGATCCTGAATGACGTGGCCAGCCGAGTGATCGAAGGCCAGCGCGGCATCGATCCGGTGCATGTGTTCCCTTACGGGCGCACAGGAGGGCCGATGCGAAGGATGTACACACCGGCTTGGGAAGAGGCCAGGAAGCGAGCAGCGGCCAAGTGGGAGGCAACCCACAAGACCGCCGCTCACCCTGGATTCGCCTCGGTTCGCGTTCACGACCTCAAGCACACGTTTGGCAGACGGCTGAGGGCGGCAGGCGTATCCCTAGAGGATCGCAAGGCGCTATTGGGACACAAGAACGGCAGCGTGACCAGCCACTATTCCGGCGCCGAGCTGGGGCAGCTGATTGACGCAGCCAACAAGGTATCGGTGACCGATTCGCGCGGCCCGGTACTGACCATTCTCAGGAGGGCAAAAGGGTAGAAATCACGCGAAGTCACGCAAAAGTCACGCAAGGGTTTTGGCGCTCGCAACGCCCACACCGCTTGAGCGACCTTAGCACAAGGGTTCCAGGCATTCAGCCACTCGACAGTCGCCATGCACGACATGCTCGGGGGCTAGGCTGAAACGCTGGATTCATGCGGTCTAGAATGGGCGCTCGCTGCACTCGAAAGCCCAGCAATGCCGATAGGTGCGTGAGAAAGTCACGCAAAAGTCACGCACCCTATCTCCCCGCCTCGCCCGTCCTGGGCAACTACTCTCCCGCAAAGCGAACCCGACGAACGGCGCGTTATGCCTATTGCCACAAAGGAACAATGTTCCTATAATGACTCCCATAGCCAGCCACAACGGCGAGGCGAAAAGAAGGAATCAGGAAATGTACGCAGGTTTCGAAACAGCAAAAGTAGAATTCGAAGGCAATACGGTAGTTGTTGCGGTTGATAGCAAGGACGGCATCACTATCGACTGGGCAGCAAGCTGCGAAAATGACAAAGAGTTCATCCTCAGCCTGACCGGATTTGAGCGCGCACTGAGCCGTGCAATCGATAGCGATAACGGCATTGGCGAATACAAATTCATCACCGTAACAATGGCGTAAGGGGTTCACCATGAGTTTTTCTGCTGCTGCTCTTGTTCCGAATCGTTCCAATCGGGCCGGATACACAATCCACAAAGGCGCCTACGTGAACGACTTTTCAGGCCGCGCTACCGGTGCTGACATTGTTGATGGGTTAATTATTGCGGTGACTGAGGATGTTGATCACGACAGTCGCCGTGCTGATTACCGCGCTGCAACTATTGAGCTTTTCGCCGATCAGCGCGAAGCCAACCCCCACCGCAAAATGACAGCGTGGTTTTTCAAGTACGGCGGCGGAAAATGGAGTTTCGTCGGATTCGGTGAGTCGCTCGAATCCCTTTGGGAGGAGGGCCACTATGCGGCTCCGTGATCCCCTGCCGCAGACGGTTAAACGCACATGAAGCCTGACTCCTCCGCCCACAACCCAGCCCCGCGCTACCTGCGCGGGTTGCTGGAGCAGGCCGGACTGACCCAGCGGCAGGCGGCGCAGCTGCTCGGCATCAGTGACCGGGTAATGCGCTACTACCTGAGCGACGAGGCCAGTGATAGCTACCGCGCCGCGCCGTACCCAGTTCAGTTCGCGCTGGAGTGCCTGGCGGCAGATTAGCGACCTGCCACCCCGTCATACGCCCGCTCACACGCCGACCCGGCTATTCCGCGCTGGTCGGCGATTTCAGCATAGAGTCGAACAGCCTCTCCGAGCCGGCCGAACATGTCGGCGCGCACTCTGGCGGCGTCTTCGGCTGCCTGGCCGAGCTGGGCAGTGATGGAATTGCCGGCGTCACGACTGCGCTGCTCAGCGGCTGCGAGGCGCTGCTGCAGGCGCTCAAGAGCGCTGTCAGCACGGGCAGCATCAGAGCGAGCTTGATCCAGTTGTTGCTGGGCTTCTGCATCTGCTTTCTCCGTCGCGGCCTGGCGCCGCTGGTTTTCTTTAATGACGAACACGGCAGCACGCCGGTCGCGCTCGGCCACCTCGGCGCGGTAGTCGGCCAGTTCGCGCTGCGCCCCAGCGGCTACAGACTGAGCCGATGACACCCGAATCTGCTGCCAACCGGCTACAACTACCAGGGCAAGCGCCCACCATGCCCAGGTCGGGGTCAGCTTGAGCCAGGCGGTCATGACCTTCCCTCGAACATGGCGCGCTCAGCAGCACGGCGAGTGACGAGCCCCTTCAGCACCTTCCCGCCCGCCTTATTCCAGCGGTCGAACTGAGCAGCAGCGCCCTTGTAGTCGCCAGCATTCAGCAAGCGCAGCAGCGTCGAATTGCCGAGGTTGGCTGCGCCAAGGTTGTATGTGAACGAGACCAAGGCGTCGAGCTGGCCCTGCGTCAGCGGAACCTTGACCAGGCGAAGAACCTGATCCTCGAACCGCTTCACGTCCTCGCGCAGCAGTTCCTCGGCTCGCTCCTTGGTGATCGTGTCGCCCATCTTCACGCCGGCCGTGGTGCCGTATCCGATGGTTGGGACATTCCATCCGTGAGCTGGGTCTGGATAAGCCTTGGCGCTAAATCCTTCGAAACTCTTTATTAAGTCAAGACCGGCGTTACTTGTTTTATGTATATCCTTCATGTATTCTTACCACCATTACTGGTCAGTCATAGGAATGAACTGATGGATGTTGAAATCTGGAAACCATGCAAAGACATTGACTACCCGCTTGAAGTGTCTAACTTCGGCAATGTTCGTTCTCTCGATAGGCTATCCGTAGTGCACGGAAGAATGAAGAACGGCAAGATCCAAGGCGAGTTCGTACAAAAGCGCCCAGGAAAAACATTGTCTCCGTCCACAACAAAAAGCGGATACCTAGAAGTTGCTTTGATGGTTCAAGGGAAGCGCCGCAAATTCTGCGTCCACAGGCTTGTCGGTATGGCTTTTGTTGATGGCTACTTTGACGGCGCATCAATAGATCATTTGGATGGGAACAAAAAGAACAACCGCGCAGACAATCTTGAATGGGTAACTCTTTCCGAGAACACAAAGAGGCAATGGGCAACTGGTCTAGTTGATCTAAGAGGAGAGCTAGCGCCCGGCGCAAAAATTACTAACGCCCAAGCGCACGCGATTTTTGTTCTAGTAGAAAACGGGTTTATGGTTTCCCAGATATCTGATTGGTTTGGGGTTTCTACGTCTTGTATTTACAAGATACGTGACGGAAAGCGTCATATAAAAACATAGGCCGCGCATTTATAGGCGAGCAGGCGCAGCCCCTCGAACTGGCGGATCAGCGCCAGGCCGGTTTCTGAAATGTGCATGGTTTCTCCAGGCAAAGAAAAACCCGCCGAAGCGGGTCTGTGTGTCGCGGATGGGTCAGATCGCGGACGCGGCCACAAACATCGCGTCCACCTGCTCGTCTGTCAGCCCAAGGTCGGCGGCCATGTAGGCGATCAGCGGCCAGTCGCGGCGCACCTCCTGCGCGTACTCCCAGTCGATCCGGGCGCGCTCGCCCTCGGTGCCGGGCATCGTGGCGATGGATGACTGGACGGATTCGAGCAGGCCGGCATCGAGCAGGGCAATGCGGCACTGGCGCATCGTGACGGTTTGCGGGATTTCAGGGGCGGGAGGCTCTGGGCGGACGAACTGCCCATCGACGTAACGATCCCCGATTGAACCGCCAAGCGAGGCGTCGATGCAAACACTGTCAGGGAATGCGGCTTCTGCCTCTTGGACGCTGGCCAAGATAGTGTTTGTGACAACCCCATTTTGAATGATGTGTGTCTGCATTTCAATACTCCAAGATCACTGCGCCGGGTGCGCCGTTGCCGCCAGTTGTATAGGATGAGCTGCCGCCAGCACCGCCCGCTCCAAATCCACTACCGATCCTGTAAGCGAGAGAACCGCCGCCAGTGATTCCCGGGTTTCCGAAAAGCGATGCTCCACCGTTGCCCGATATGGATGCGTTTGCCCAGCCGATTCCGCCAGTGGCATTTATGTTTCCGTTGCTTGCGGTACCGCCAGCAGCAGGACTCCATGCATCAGCCGTTCCACCTCCACCACCGTTTGCTGTATAGGTTGTTCCACCATTCTGAAATGTTGAATTCCCGCCAGCAGAGCCAATTGTCCCAACGCCAACCCCCCCGCTGCCACCAACGCCGATGG